AAAAGATAAAAAATTAGTTTTAACTTGCTTAAGTTCTTTTCTTTGATGTCGTTGTATAATCTGTATCTTGAGCTTTCTTCGCTCAATAGGATCTTCTATTTTATTAATATCTTCAACAGTTAGCATACATTTAAATATGGGTGGTAAACTATTATACACCATTAACTGTCCAAATCAAACTATATAGGGTAGGTCTGGGACCCCTATAATTTTAGGGGGTATTCGCGTAAACATAAAAAGTTCGAATTTGGATATAGTTCCTTTAGGGTCCCCTTTTAGGGTGGGTCCCGCCCACATGCTCTTACCTATGCAGTTTATGCATAGGACAATGTAGGATAGGCCATGCAAAAACTACATGGCCCTTTTTCCTTAACGAAATCTATTCGTGGTCAGTTTCCTCCTGGTTAGATAATTTGTAATCAATATCGTTAGCCAAGTTCTTTGCAACGTTGACAATGTATTTATGTCTGGTGCTAACACTACCATTAGTTTCTAAACCAATGTGTTGTTTCAATTGATGTCTAACATCGGACACCGAACAATCTTTACCATTCACTCTCATAAAAGTTGAGCCATGAATAGTATCAGCAAACTGCATTCTAAAAATAATTTCTTCAATATTATCTTTAGTAATTTTGTCTAGATGAACATACATCAATAACCAACCCATACTTTCGGCAGTTTTTCTTACTCGCTCTTTATCTTCTTGATCCCAGTGGGGTGCACCAAAATCATTTGCTTCTCTGTCGAAATGTCCGATTTTGTAAAAGTTCATATTATAAGTCATTGTATTCCTTTCGTTAAGTTAATAAGGGAGTATCGCATAATCTCCTATATACGTCAACCCACTAAATAAATTAATTTGGCACTTTAGTGCCTGTGGATAACTTTGGCACAAGATGTAGTGTTGCCTTTTTTCTTTTTTTAGGGTGGGCCCCGCCCACATGCTCTTCTCTATTTTTTTCTAGTGTGGCGTGTGTGTGTTAATCACACGCCACAAGTTAAGTTAGAATAATTTTAATTGCTTATCCTCACTTTCTTTTTTTGCTTCCATAAATGCTTTATGTAATTGTTCATTCAAAAATAATTTACGATCTATTTCTTGGATCTTAATTTCTGAATATAGGAACAAGCAAAAACCACCTATGATTAAAGCCAGGCCAGAATAAAATAATATTTCCATATTATTTACTCGGTAATGCTAACAGTGAATTAGGTAAATCTAATTGAATATTAGCTGTTGCCATTTCTTTTTGCAACTCAACCAATGTTGGTTGAATATGGCTACCTGTATAAAGTATATTCAAACACTTTTTCTTTTTATTCTCTAGTGCATGATATAATTTATGTTGCGCTCTAGCGTGGACTTCTGCTTCTTCATAACAAGCTTTTTTAATTTTCTTGTGTATGTAATCAACAGCGTCGTTATCATCATTAATATTAATGTTGATATTTTGCATATCCCACTTATTACGCTTTTTGATATTATTAAAAATCTCGGTGATCTGATCCGCGATTTTTTGCGCTTCAACTCTGAGATCATGTTCCATGGATAATTTCTTATTTTGGAAATCTCTCAAGGCTTTTTCTTTTTTTGCCATGTCTTTAATTAGACTAGGCAATTTCTTATGTATTACAGTCGCGAATTCATCACCGACCTCTTCAACTTTATCTTGGGCCTGTTGTGATATTTCACGCTCTACTCTATTTGACGCAAGACTAAACTCATCTCTGACAAAGTCTTTGTAATGGTCAACGTGGTCTTTTCTTAATGGTTGCATAACGTATTCCTTTCATTGTTAAGTTATAAATATTCTTATAGGTTATTATAGGATATAGTCAACCCCTAAAAAACATTTATTTTTATTTTTTTTATATGGGTGGGCCCCGCCCACATGCTCTTCTCTGGGTGCGACAATATTGTCCTTTAATAAATAGGATATTCTGATAAGGTTTTTTTATGTTATTTATTCTGTTTAGGTGAAATAAATAATTAGGAGCAGGGGATACCCTAAAAATTCCCCTGCACTGATCCCAGATCTAATAGTCTAGGGGAGCATCGTACCCGAATACGGCCTAGCATTGCTAGTTGATTATTGGATCTGGGATCGGTAGACGTGCCCAAGGTGGTAAGGTACTAGGATACCTAGCGTCTGCTGATCCGCGAACCCTTGGATACCAAAGTAACGAAGAGGGTTCACGGATCAGTGAGAGGGTGTACTAATTCCGGACAGCCTCACTGATCGGATTAGTTGTGGGCGGAAACTTGGATATGTAGTTCTACAGCTGATCCCTGGTCTAACAGATCGTATCATTGGTGATCCCGATAATTTTAGGGGATCTGTTAGACTTGGGATCGGCACAATCGATCGAGCAATGCGCTCGGGCATGGAACCTGTAGTTAATTCCACCGTTAAAATGCTGGGGACGGGGTGGGCACCCAGGGCTACAGGCTAAGCCTTTTTCCCATTGATCTGGCTGGGTAAAGCCAGATTTTTTTTAAGTTTTTATTTTTTAGGGTGGGTCCCGCCCACAAGCACTAACCACAGGCTGCAAGCTCAAAGGGTGGGCCCCGCCCACATGCGCTCCTCGAAAATAAAAAATTTTAACTGTTGACTTTGTCCAATAATATCCTATATTAAATCAACTAACAAAAGGAATACAGAATGCGAAAAATGACAACTCAAGAATTATCAACTTTAATGGTTGATAAAATTACTTTTATTACAACAGATAAAAACGGCAAGGAGACGACCTGGACAACTTCGCCTGATGTTGATCACTCGTCACTTTGTGAAGGATGGGACGTTGGAGACTTTGAATATGAATACTAAAAAAGCATGGGATCTAGTCGGAGGCCTTAGCAAGCCCGGCAAGATGCCCGGATGGGCAATTGGTATACCAGCTGCTGAATGCAACACCGGCAGCAAGTTACGATTAATACCTGACTCAGTTTGCAGTACCTGCTACGCGTTAAAAGGCTGCTATGTTTTCAAGGTTGTTCAAGATGCTCAGTATAGGAGGCTGAAAGCCCTGAAGAAAAAACTTTGGGTCTTCGCGATGGTGACCCTGATCAACTCTAAAAAATCGGATGTTTTCCGTTGGCATGACTCAGGCGATGTTCAAGATCTAGAACACCTTCGAAAAATTTTTGAAGTTTGTAAACAGACGCCGACTAAACGTCACTGGATGCCAACCAAAGAAGCATGGATCAAACCATACCTGAAGGAGAAGCCCGCGAACCTGGTAATTAGATTATCTTCAAGTATGATTAATCAAGCAGGTATTAAAAGCTGGCCGAACACTTCAACGGTAGTTACAAAAAAACCCAGCTGCCCGGCTCCAAAGCAGGGCGGCAAATGTTTAGATTGTAGAAAATGCTGGAACCCAAAAATTAAGAATATTAGTTATGGCAAGCATTAGATCTAAGCATAATAATCTATTAAATTATTTCATTTACGACCGCAGGCTGCTGTCTAAGGCCTACGTTCGCAAGTGTGAAAAATTCCTAAACAGGAACAAGAGGGCTGGTAGTATTCCACCAGCCCTCAAGCAAAAATAAAAAATAAGGGTGGGTCCCGCCCACAAGCACGCACCATAGTCCGCAAGCCGAGGCCACAGGCCACAGGCTCATGTTTCACGTGAAACAAAAAATAAGGGTGGGTCCCGCCCACAAGCTCTTCTCTCGGGCCGCGACATTTTGTCCATTGACTTTGGACATAGGATATTGTAGGACGCTAAACTTTTTGTAAAAATTTAAAGCTTGACATCATGCCCGTGGCACAAGGTTCGGCAGAACCGGATACAAGATCACGGATCTTGGACCCTTCATAAAGTTTTATGTCTCTCTGACAGAGGCCCTTGGCCATGATGAAACTGTTGTGCGGATGCTTGATATGGAAGCCAATTTGGTGTGGAGAGAAGCGAATTTTTTTAGCCAGATTTAGTTTTAATTCTATAGTGAAAAAGTGACCAGAAGTATTATAAACCAATAGATCAGGAGTCCCATGTGCAGCACTATTTTCCACGCGTGTAAATGATAATTCGCAATTATTTTTAATATTGAACGCCTTAATTTCATGCCAAAATTTAGTCTCTCCCTTAATCATTTTTTAGGCTAAGTGAGTCGCTTTCTGGCTAATCAATTTTTTTAATTACTTCACCCATATTCCATTTTGAGGAATACAAAGTCATCACCAATCTATGAGTCTCACGCACGCCAAGTATTTTGTTTTCCATTAATTTAATGTCCTTGATGTCGTAATATTTTCCGTCAGGCAAACATACCTGTACTCTAGCCTCTTGGGCTACCGGTGATTTTAAAAACTTATCTAGGGCCTGTCTTAATAGCTTTCCTGATACCATCACTTGAACATATACCAAAAATAATTTATATTGCAAGCATGGGAGTACCAAAAAGACTTACAGAAAAACAAATTAAATTTGCGAATTTAATAGTGTCACAAGAAGGTCGAAAGACTGATTCTGAATGTGCTATTGAAGCAGGTTACGATCCGAACTCAGCTTATGTATCAGCTAGCAAATTACAGAACCCATCTTTGTATCCTTTGGTTGCTCAATACATTGGAAGACTTAGAGCAGAGAAATTAAAAAAATACGACATCACTTATGAAAAGCATTTGGCGGAACTAGGTAAAATTAGAGATGAAGCCAGAGAAAGTAAAGCCTGGAGTGCTGCAGGTAATATGGAAATTGCTAGAGGTAAGGCTGCAGGATTCCAAAATAATACTAACTTACATCTACATAAAAACTTAGATAACGTTGATGAATCAGAGTTAGACAAAGAACTTGAAAAAGCATTAAAAAATTTCAAACCAATTATAGACTCAGACGCAGAAGTCGTAGAAGAAATCAAAGAGTAATTTTTTCTAATTTAACAATACATCCAACAGGAAATATATTACGATCAGAAAATGAAACATCTTTATCCTCATATGAAGCAAATGTCCAAACGAACTTGGGAGTTTTTTTGTATATGTATGCATGTGTTATCATTCTGCTGCATTCGAATTTATCAAATTCTTCGGCTGATGCATGCCCCGCATCCCCAGTTATATCGACCCATTCAATCCGATAAAAATAATACTTCTTCGAACCAATAACAACGTGTTTAAATTTTGATTTCTTATTTCTACGCATGCCTCTGTATAGCACCTATAGGTTTTTTCTCTAGGAACATTTTTTTCCAAAAACTTTTTCTTACGCGCGCGTACGGGTTTGCTAAAAGTGTTGGTATAAGCCAATTATTGTAAATTGTAACGGCTGTAACACCATTGTAACAGCGTTTTGTTACAAAAATATCGTCTATAAGTGTTGGTATATGCGAATAATAGCATTTTAAAAACGATTGTAGGCATTGTAACAGGGTTTTGAA